GCAAGCGTCTAGGGTATGATACTTGCCTTGAGTGTGGAGAGGTTGCAGCCAACAAAGAGCGAGAGCGCAGAAGTAAATGCGTAGCGCCAGCCTATAATAAGGGCGCTTATATGTATGTTGCAGACCTTAGAATGGCAAAGGATTTAGGAAGATGAAACGCGGAGATCTTGTAAAGATAATGTGGTCAGAGCCCGATGTGTCTGATGACGTTGGAATATTCTTGAGGATTACAGACAATAGTGTTCACGCTGATCTGAGACGCGCCGACGTTTTCTGGGAAGGAGAACCTACTTCTCTACAATGTAGCCAGTTGGAGGTAATCAGTGAAAGTCGGTGATTTAGTACAATTTGATTATGTCAATGGTCACACTAGCGAAGTCAACAACAAGATGGGATTGTACTTAGGTCCAAAGCCTTTGAAGCGCGAGGACGGAAAAATAATTAACAACTTCATGATTCAGCTTCTTGGAGAAACAACCCCAAGATTGTGTGATGGTTCAATGATGCGTTGGTTGAGGGTAGTAGAATGCAAGTAGGTGATTTAGTAAAGATTAAACGCGCCACTAATGGCGTACCACGTGGCACGTCGGCACTTATTATTAAGGTTCAGACTGCCAAAGACTTGAACAATGAGCCATTCCCCTTGTATATGGTGTCAATGAGCGTGAAGCCTTGGCGCACTGGACCGTATGAACGACAATATTTAGAAAAGGATTTGGAGGTCATCAGTGCAAGTAGGTGATTTAGTAAAACACACATTGATTGAACGCCTTGGAATTGTGTTGAGGACACCAGAAGAAACAGGCAATGGTGATCATGAGGTATATTACAGTTATGGCATGAAAGGGTATTGGAATAAACGTTGGATGAAATTAGTTCAAGAAAGTACTTGACAAATTATAATTTCTATGAGATAATGTATATAGAAAGGTTGGAGGAACATGTACGACTGGAAAAAAGAAATGGATGCGAATTACAAACGTGTTAAAGCCAATTGGTGGCAAACAGGTAATCGCACGTGTCAAACTGCGGTAAGCGCAAGTTTTCAACTAGGGAAAGGAAAAGATTCGGAGAGCACAAAAGAATATAATGAAAAGTAATTGGAAACAATTGTTATATTCAGTGCTGTTAGTAATAGCAGCATTTCTCTTTGCTCATTGGTATCTCGTAACAGTAGAAGGTTTATAGAATGGAATATTTCGTACAAAGAATTAATCATGATCACTGGGTAAACATCTGTGGTCCATTTGGCTCAGAAGGTGAAGCTCGCATGTACGCTAGGAGTTGTACAAACAATTCTGTTTATGGTAAGCGAATTCGTATTGCTACAGGATGTGGACGTGTTGTTGATATTCTGTAATTATCTTTAGAGGTTGGGAGGTTAGCACAATCAATGTATTTTTAAAGGTACATAAATAAGCTAGGTGTAGAAAGTGGGATTAGGGTTAGTAGTATAAAGTCTATATATACAACCCTGTCAAGTGAAAACATTCTACACTTAGCTGTGCATTAATTCTACACATATATTTGTTGACAGTCGCTAGGTGATATGTTATAATGGAGAAAAAATGTTTCAAACACTAGGTACAATAACGCACGATATGTTGTTGTTAATATTACCTTTTGGTAGCGGTTACTTGTGCGATGACGAGGGTGAGCCATGCGAAGACTCACTAAAGGTTACGCTAATGTTACAATCAATATTTGTATTGACTAACCCGCATGACGCAAAAAAGGTAGAAATTAATTAGTAATGATTACAACCACTTAGTTTAACTTTCTCTAGGTGGAGATAGAAAAAGATCGGAGAGTAATGAATAATAATAAAGAAACTATCGAATTGTTGACAGTACTAAGCGTATTAGTTGCTACAATGATAATAGGAGCATTCGACTTATGTGGCATGATATAAGACATCTATACAGGTACGCTTTACATACTGCCTATGGTCAGTAGCGTAGCGCAAGTTGTGTTAGGAATATCTATGGGTATAGTAAGCTGGACATGGCTTAAAGGCTTAGGAGAGAACACAGATGAATAAGGAACTGATAAAGAAGTTAGCCTCACAGATAGAATCAACGATAGTAGGTATGGACATTGCGCCAACAGTAGTGACAGTGGTAAAAAAAGTAAAGAAAAAGGCTTGACAAATGAAATAGCTTGTGTTATAATAAAAGCATGAAGTAAGAATAAAGACACCACCACTACCCCACCGGATATACCCGAATGTATGTCCTAGTAGGAAAATATGCGCGATTTGGGACGACTATATACACATGCATAACGCAGCCCAATTTTCCAGAATTAAAAAAATCCCCACAATAATTTTTGAGACTTTACTAACTACTTATAATACAGCCGATTAAGGCATATTAAAGGAGAGCACACTATGAAAACACTACACAGACTAGTTAACTGGCTTAACCCGCTACATTGCTGTTGCGAATGTGGCTGTTGTAAATGTAAATAAAGGAATTTATACAAATGAAACTTACTAAATCACAATTAAAACAATTTATTAAAGAAGAATTACTTAACGAGATTGGAGAAGAAGGCCAATCGGGAGAGTGGGAGGATGAAGGCGAATTTAAAGCGGGAGATTTTGTTGAGGTAGAGATATATGATGATGGGTATGAAAAGAATATAGAAAAACTTGAAAACCCAGCCGCATTTACGCCGACTCATGGAAGATACACATCTGAAAAATTCTTAGCTAAAATTGTACAAGTATCTAAACGAAAGTACGAGGATTAAATATGAAACTTAAACAATCACAGTTACAAAAAATTATTAGAGAAGAATTTAAGGCAGTACTCAATGAAGCAGAATTCGATGCAACAGACGAAATGAAAAAAGATTTCGATGAGGACTTAGACCATATGAGAGAGGCAATGCAAAACGTAGCACTTTCAGTAATTGATCAATACTCAGCTGATTCAGAAAAATATGGCGAATTTACAAAAGAGGCAGCGCGGAAAGAAATAACCGAAGTTCTAGAAGCAACGCTAGTTAACTTTCTAGAAGACGCTTTAACAATGTCTCCTGGCTTAGAAACCATTCTAGATCAAGAGTTTGATGAAGCTGATGATCCTGCACGTGCAGGCGTCATTAATGAATTTTTTGGTGGCAAATGGGATAAAAGTTGCCATTATACATTTGATGATGTAAAAGACGAATATTATGATTCTGGCGGTCAACGCGTTGGCGTATGGGTAATTAACGGACAGAAAAAACATTCATCTCAGATGACTGAAGCTGAAATAATGGATAATGAAAAAAGAATTCGTGGGGAATGGTGCTAGCTAGTGCGTCTTTCTAAAACAAAACTTAAGCGAATCATTAAAGAAGAAATGCGAATTGCTATAGCATTGCATGAGAATGCTGTAGCATTGCATGAGAATGCTGATCTTATGCAAAACGCCACGCTGCTCAATATTAGAGATTTTGGTTATATTCCAGAAGATCCAAATTTTGATCAAAAGGCCGAAGCCGAACCCGCATTTGGGGATATTAAGCGGCATCTTGAAGCTGATGAAGGCGCAATTGCAATTGCAAAAAGTGGTAGCAAATACGTTTTTATTATGCTTGGCTTAAGCGAGCCGCATGGGCCCAATGAAGTGCGTAGTGTTGGCCATGTCGATTCAAGATATACTTCAGCTGAAAAGGCGCTACAGATGTTTAAAGATCATGCGGAAAAATTTGTCGACGATGAGGTTGCAAAGAATGCTGTCATGAATACCACCTTAGAAGATCTAGATAATTTGCAAAATGAAGATATGCTAGTAGTAAAATCTAAGAAAAAAGTTTCCGATACACTTTCTTGGCTTCAAAGCCTCTCCGCGCAGCCAGTTGAAAAAAGTAGCTCTAAATCTGAAGATCGATATCATGATGAACCATACCATCATCAACCTGGATTGGTTGGTGGTGCAGCACGACATCGAAAAAGAGTTTCTAAATATTATAAAGAAAGCAAGCTAACCAAATCTAATATTAAAGACTTAATCAAAGAAGAGCTTAGATCCGTCATGATTGAAGAGGGGCTGTGGGATAGTATTAAGAAACGTGCGAAGATAGCGTATAATGCGCCCGGAAGGCTAGCAAATAAAGCTGCCAATAAAATATATGATATGACTGCATCGAAAGACGTGCCTACCATGACGACTGGACCGGCAGACAAAGTTTCTAAAATGGAACAACCATGGGAATATGAAGAAGCTACACAAGATGAAAAAACTAAATTTGATGTAGCCATGGCTATAGCTGGATTGTTAAGCCTAGGTCTTGGCGCTGCAGCTGCAGGTGGTGGCGCAGCGAAAAAGGCTGCAGGGCAAACAGCACTAAAACAATACCTAACGGATAAAGCTATCGATGCACCTGCAATTGCTGCTAGTACTTATGCTTCCTATCAACTAGCAATGCAAAAAGCTGGAAAAAAACCTGTTGGCAAGCAGCGCTTCGAAGCGGCCAAAGCGGCTTTAAAAAATATCGCTATAGAGGCAATGCCTGGAAATAAAGCAATTGGTATTGGTGCAAAAGCTAGCGCGACAGCTGCTGGTTAACCTGAAAATAATAGTATTTATTAAGGAGAGGTATATACAAGTGAAACTAACTAATGTGAAACTTAAACAATTAATCAAAGAAACCCTACAAGAAATGTATCTTACAAACACACCTAGTGGTGATAAAGATTTTCTACATAATGAAGATGGCTATGAAATAATAAACAATATTAAGGCGGCCATGGCAGATTATGATGAAAGCGATCCATGGGCTACTGTCGACGCTATTAAAGAATTACTTACATTTGAGTAAGAGTGTCTTTTTCCATTATAATAAGACCCTTTCGCAATATTCTTTGATGCCTCAAGCGGTCTTAAATTCTTTAAACTCCACGCTTCCCTAATTTTTGGATCATCGCCATCACTAATACCATAATACGCCAAAGGTATAATATGATCAATATGCCAATACGTACCATAGTTATCCCAATTCATTTCTGGCGTAAATTGCGATTCTAGATGCTCCTGAAGCTGTCTAGGGTTGAAATCGAAGTACTTACTGCTTGACCGGTCTTTCTGTACACCCTGCGTGTTTAAAAACTCTTTTAATCTTTTCGTACAATTTTTTCGTATTTTGACATGTGGCAGTTTTCTTCTCCGTCGACGCTGCATTCGCCTGGAAAGTTTACCGGCTGGGGTTTTACGCCACTCTTGTTTTTGTGCATATTTGCAAGGTTTGCAGATAGCCCTAAAATATTTACAATAGCCGTTTCCGGATTTCCGTTTTTTTCGACGAAGTTCGAAATGTTCGGTAGTTTTCGGTAGTGTGGTGTTGCAACTAGTGCAAGTTTTTGTTTCCATAGATCTAGTATACATGAGTTATTTGCGTTTGTAAAGAATAAAGTGAAAAAAAATTTTGAATATTCTATTTATTATTGCTTCTGGAGGCCCACATGAGCTTAAACATAGCGAACCTTAAAAACATCATCAACGAGGAACTAGACCGCGCAACTAAAGACGTAAATTATACCGGCGACATAGATGCCGTACAAGAGTGCATAACTGAAATACAAAATTTCTTAGCCGAATCTAGTGACCTATATATTAATTCATCTTTAGAGTTGAAAAAAAATATTTTACTTGATTTACTTTCCTTATTACAGCTTATTGAGAACTATTCTAACAAATGGTCTGACATGTAGGAAAAAAAATTTTTGGTTTTTGGCCATACTTATTATATGGCCCTCTCGAAAAAAACTAGAATCAAGCAAGAAAAGGTCGTACTGAACAAAAACCAACCTAACAATATTGAAGTCGCCATTGGAGAGGTCCATAGAATCGAAAATAAAGTATATTACGTCATTAGTTTTGGTGGTGACAAAGAAATTATAATATCAGGACCAGATGAATATGAAAAATTCATAGATTTAATTATTAATCTAGACTGGGATCCTGAAGATACTTGGATCAGACCTAAACAAAAGAAGCGACAGTTTGATTAATTACTTTTTGTGCTTTTTGCCCTTCTTTCCTCTTCTTTTCTTTTTATTATTATAATAGTGATTGTTTATAACTCTTCTATTTTTAATAACAGTCCTATTTCTTACAATCGGCTTAAGCCTCGGATGTCTTTTTCTTACAATTGGTCTTTTACGATATATACGATGTTTTTTATGACGATATACTTTTCCTCGATATCTGATTCTATTAATATGTCGACGTCGTATGGTGTGATATCTTACCTCTCTGACTGATGGCCTGAGAGATACTCGATAGCTTGGAATTTGTACTAAATAACCATCCCAGCAATCATCGATGTGTGAAGTATATACAACTTCGTGTGGTGTAACCAACCCATCGCCATAAAACAATTGAGGCTGACATTCAAACGTACCAAGCGTTAAACCGCTTGATAATATAAATATTAAACATGTTCCCATGATTTTCTCCTTTATGTTACTACTTTAAAATGCAAACTACGTGCCAAGTTTTAAAATATACATAATTATGATATAATTATATCATGAAGAATGTGATAAGTCTACAAGAAAGTCGAATAAAACGAGATATAAAAAACGCTTATACAAAACTGAAAGAGGTTCGAACTTTAATATCCTATGGAAAGCATGAAATGGTTGATGAAGCGTATGAATTGGAAAATAGAATATTAGATTTGGAAGAGCAATTA